TGAGTACCACATCCCGTACTTTGAGCACATGGAAGGTCTGTTGACGGGTATGCGTAAACTCAGCGGTGCGTCTGGCATCTGTCATCTCATGCCCATGAAACGGCACATTGTTGGATCACTGGTCTCAAAGGTCGAAACCCAATATGCCAAACCGTTCTGGAAGGTGTTTCTCGAGTGCGTGCCTCCCCGCGAATACCACGGCTCAGGTGCATCCGAGTATGAGATCCTCTTCACGTTCACACAGCTATACTTCCCTGATGAGATGGAGATCCGGCCGTTGCAGTGGAAGAACAGCGATCAGGTCACGCCCAACTATCCGGGCACCTACGAAGCCGTTCACTGGTATATGCGGCGTTAGGTATAGTAGGTTGGGATAGCTGCGTCAATTGCCACAGTTAAAGCACTAAAATCATGGTCAGTGAGCACATCGCTAGATATAAGCGTAGGCGGCCCCGTTGCGGATGGGAAATGGGTATATGGTGGATAATAGAGCTTGTAGTTTTTACTCTCTCCGGTTAGGTCGCAGGTGATCGTCTCCTTACCCTGGAACACCTCTTTCCGGATAGTCTTCCCAATCAATCCGTTGTTCGGAAAGTAATCAAAATCGTTGATTACAATAACCTTTGCAATCGGCTTGAAGTAGTCGAATAGGTACTTTCTCGACAACCATGGACTGGAGTCAATGAACACCACATCAAATTGACGATCCGAAAGGCGAGATGCGACAAAGGACGTCCACATCTGTCCAGTTGCGATCGAGTCTTCGTTGTTCGCAGGGACGTGGTAAAGTAAGTGGGAATCGTCCTGCAGATGCCTATACTTGTTTAGCCATTCCAAGTTCGATTCAATTGACACTAACTTTCGGGTCGTTCCCTTGATATATTTACGGATCATGTGCGTGCTCCCCTCTCCGCACCCGCACTCTAGAATGTCACCGGTTGTGTTCTTAAGCACCTCGAGCAGATAAGGCTGGTGAGTGTAAAACGGGTGGTTCTTGTAGGACATTTGTATTCAACCCGATTCTATCCTGTAATATGGTTTTGCAGGTAGCCAGTCATTCGCATAATCTTTTCCGACCCGACACCGGGATTGCCACAGAAGTGAATGAGCTTCCCAGCGTGATTCAGCGTGTCGCCGTGATGGAAGACATATCTATCCGATGAAAAGAGTGTTCTATCCGTGTTACCCCGAGTGTTGAAGTAGACATTGAGGAACGATTGTTCGTAGAAAAAGGGACCTGTGTGACTGGCGATCATCGCACGCACCGCTGCGAAGTGTTCTCGCATTACGTTATCGCGAATGAATGCGAATGTCCCAGCATTGAACACGTGGACAGAGTTGTCCTTGTAGTGTTGTAGCTGACCGACAGTGTAGTTCTCGAGCGAGAAGTACAATTGGCGATGGCAGTCTTGATTCGTAGACTCGGTGGATACATACAAGAGATTAGGGTTCGCAACGAGCGGGAATAGGGTAGACACATCAACGTGGACGATAATGTCCGAGTCCAGAAAGAGTACGCGATCGTATGTGTCTATGTCCGGAACGTCGAAGATAGTAAGTTTACGCATCGACGCTTCGTGGGGGGTCTTCGAATCAGACCCAGAGTGAATGATGACGTTCGATATACGTTGCCTACATTGTTCAACTAACGACTGGTCGCATAGAATCATGACATCCCCAGACCATCCAAACGTCCTGAGGGTGCGGATAGAGAGTTCCGTGATGTCTACATAAGAAGGCGAATAGCCAACTGTATAGTAGACCAGATTCTTCATTGCCTAACCGAGTGGAAATCTGTCGCTAAAATATACGCGATGATAGCAATGAAGGTATACGACACTAGGCTTGACATGATTAAAGACATCATACCCACTGGGTCAAAGATAGCCGAACTCGGTGTCTTCCAAGGAACATTCCTTAAACAGCTTACCAATACGTTGAACCCTTCTCAGATAGTGGGAATTGACCTATTCTCCGGGATGATGGGGTCGGGCGACCAGGACGGAAACAATTATGCGACGGTATCTCTAGACAGCGTATATAGTGGTCTCCTCGCATACGCTAAAGAAACGCCGACTGTGACCATAATAAAGGGAAGTTCGTTTGAAGTGCTACTCACGTATCCAGATAACTACTTTGACATGATCTACATCGATGCAGACCATGGCTACGCTGGTTGTAAACGAGATCTGTGTGTATCTCGCTCGAAGGTTAAGCCAAATGGATGGATAATGGGACACGATTACGAAGTTAACATGGCCAAGGCTACGGTTGCATGGGAGTTTGGAGTAAGAAAGGCGGTCGATGAATTTTGTAGCGAGTTCGGCCAAACAATCCATGCGAAAGGGTATGATGGCTGCGTTTCATATGCCATTCAGAACGTTAAGTAGAGTTGAACGCCTTCGCCATTTTATACAAATCCCAATCTAGGCAGTTTTCTGCCAACATTTGGTTTTGTGTTTGGTTTGATTTTGAGTCCTCGCTGCGGAGGTCTCTAGTTGCTGTAGGCCAGGCCACCCATGCCGCTCATCACGCGGAGCACGTTGTAGTTGACGGCGTACACGCGGACCTGGGCCGTGCGGCCAGCACGCACCGTGTTCACGGACACCGTGAGCTGCAGGGTCGCCTTGTCGATACGCGAGAAGTTGCACGTGCCGGACGGCTGGTGCTCCTCCGGCTTGAGTGCAAAGGAGTAGACGCAGATACCCGGGGCCTGGGGCGTGCGGGTGTGGTGCTGGAACGGCTGCACATACGTGAAGTAGCGGCCCTCACGCTCCGTGAAACGGTCCTGGCCGTTGAGCTGGAGCTTGGCGACCTCAATCGGGCACTTGCCAGAGCAGCGAGTGCCGGAGTTGAGGATGACCTTCGCGAGCAGGTAGTTGGTCGTGTCCTCAAAGAGGTAGGCCTGGTCGTTACCCACCGTACCGAAGTTCGTGTCGAGCCACGACGCACCCTGGAGGGACGGGCCAACCTGGATACCGAGACCCGGGAGGTAAGGACCCGACGTACCCTCACCGACCGCCGTCGGGACGTTCAGACTAGCGGCACCGCCACCGAGCGAGCCGCGGGCAAGCACGTCCATGATCACACCCTCCGTCGAGAAGTCATCGGAGTAGTTGAACGGCTGGCAGCCGTTGACCTCAGCGATGTGCGAGGGGGGCGGCTGCGTGCAGTCGACGAACGAGTCACGCTGGCACACCCACACCAGCTCCTTCACCGGGTGGTTGAAGTTCAGCTGGATCTTGTTCGAGCTCGACGTGATCGACTCGGCACCCGTGAACTGCAGCTGCTCGATGAGGTACTCGTGCGTCTGCTGGGCGAAGCGGCGACGCTCCTCCGTGTCCAGGTAGATGTAGTCGATGTACAGCGACGCGGCCGTCAGCGACTGGATCGCCGTCGGGGCAACACCCGACGGGGCCAGCTCATAGTAGCAGCAGTTGATCCACTGGTCGAACTCGACGTTGATGCGGACCTCGTGGTACTGGAGGGCGATCAGCGGGATGGCCAGGCCGGGGTTGCGGCAGAACCAGAACTGCAGCGGGATGTACAGCGTGCGGGCCGGGGTGCCGGCACGGGGGGCACACGAGTTCGTCAGCTCAGCACCCGCGCACGACACATCCAGGGCATAGCCCTTGCGGTCCTTCATCAGCACGAGGTCGTGCGTGTTGCCCACCATCTCATCGAGGGCCGTGACCGTGCCCAGATCCTGCGTCAGCTGCGTCCAGATCTGCATCCAGTCACCGTACTGGCGGTCGATACGCTGGCCACCAATCTCGAGCTCAACCGTCTTGATCATGCGGTGGCCCACGTAGTTGAGCCAGCGGAAACGGGTGATCGCCGTGTTGTTCGAGCCGTCCAGCTGCACCGCCGGCAGAACCACCTGGATGTACGTGCGGAACATCAGGTCCGCGTTACGGTTGATGATCGCCGTCACACGCTTGTTGAAGTCGGCCTGGCCGTTGAACGTCACCTCAATGGACTCCATCGCGAAGTTCGTGTGACGCTTGAACAGCACCTTCCAGAACGTGATCTGGGGGTTGCCGGAGATGTAGATGTCCTGTGCACCGTACGAGACGAGCTGAAGAAGACCACCACCCATATTGCTTGTATGATACTCAGCAAGAAAAAAGCACAGCCGAAAAAAACTGTTTAGAGGGGTGGCGACCCCTCTTACAAATGCGTATCTATGCCGTCAATTGTGACCCCGGTCGCGGCGAACGTCTCAAGGCTGCCGCAGCACCCTTGAACCTCGACATTGAGTTGGTCCAGTCCCCGTTGAAGGACGACCCCGAGGTGGTGCGTCGCGGAGCCACCTGTTTCGCACGCGACACTTCGTACCCCACTGGGTTTGCTGCCACCCTGGGCCATATTCGCTGTATGCAGCGTCTGGTGGATTCGGGGGAGCCGCTGGGCATTATCATTGAAGATGATGTGAGGTTTCACAAGAACTTCAATGAGATCGTGGAATCGCTGGCCAAGTACATGAAAGAGGGGAATACAGACATTCTGTCACTGGGGTATATCAACATCCCGCAAGGAGAACACTACCATACCAACGGTCACATTCTCATTCGTAACGTGGGCGTTTCGAATCCATGGGGTGCCCAGTGCTACATGATCACGCGTGAGTGGGCTGCGAAGTTCTGTACGATCTTCGAGGTGGATGATGTATCCATTCCGTACCAGTCTCACTTCATTACGGACTGGGTGATGTTCGATCCCGTTTTAGGAGTTCGTCGCGACGCACTCATGTGGCCCATCGCAGTCGAGGGGGCCGATGAGCAGTCCATTGCGGCCTTTAACGCAGGAAAACCGAATCTGTTCGATACAGTTCCGCGTGAGTACTTTTACCTGTAAACATGGCATGTCCGACACTGGGGCGTATACAGCTCAGCCCCACCAATCGCGACTTGTCCGTACCCACTTTGTAGACGCCGTGTAAAATGAGCCGGCCGCCCGCAGATACACAGACTGGCTAGATGTGTCACCTTGTCCGCCAGGGGAATCAGAGTAAGAAACTCTCCAAATGGACGGCGATCGGAATCACCGCTCAGTCCCGTGAAGCAGACAGTCTTCTGAAGCGTATCCACCGCCATTTCCGCGAAGGGGACCAGGTTCTTGAAGAACTGTGCCTCGTCCACGATAATCACGGAAAAAGGTGCCAGAAAATCCGGTGCGATGTTGTCCAACGTGTCCGTTGTGTAACATGGCAGCGAATCCCCGTCATGCGTCGTGATCTCGTTCAGGTTAGGAAACCGAGTATCCGCCGCAGGTTTGATGACAAATACCTTCCGGCCTTGGGCGGTGTACTTACGGGCGAGACTGAGTGCGTACGACGTCTTTCCCGCGAACATAGGACCTAGGACCACTTCAAGTGACATACGAATTACACGCACACACTATGAAAACAAGAATGGACACCGATACGATTCTTGCCACGAGTGTAGCGGTTTCCGTTGTGGGAATTGCGATTGTATCACTTATTCTTACGTATTGGGACGCCCTCTGCGGGTACCCCGCCTACGTCGAAGACGACTACGACGTCACTCCATGACCATGTGCGGAACAATGTGCATGGCCTCCAGCTCCTGCATCCACAACTTCATGGCATAGGGAATCGTCTTCTGAACGAAGTCCGTCTTGTTGCCGCAGGAACCGCACGAGTAGATGCCCTCCTGTGGATTGACCACCGCCAGAGTTCCGCAGGTCTTGCAGATGCCTGTCGTGAACGGGTCGGACACATCCATCAGACGCTCCTTCGTGAACGCAGACGCACCGTGCGAGATCATACAGTCACGCTCCATCTCACCCACACGCAGACCGCCGTCGCGAGACCGTCCCTCACAAGGCTGACGCGTCAGCGAGACAATCGGGCCCTTGGCACGCGAATGCTTCTTGTCAATCACCATGTGCTTCAGACGCTGGTAGAAGGTGGGACCCATGAAGATCTCCGCCTGCATCATCTCGCCCGTCTGGCCATTGTACAGGATCTCGTTGCCGTAGGGGTGCATACCCAGCTCCAGCATCTGCTCACGCAGCTCTTCGACCTTGAGGTGCGAGTACGGCGTACCGTCGCCAAGCGAGCCCTTGCGAACACACACCTTCCCGAAGATACACTCCATCAGCTGTGCAATGGTCATACGGCTTGGCACCGCGTGTGGATTCATGATGAGGTCCGGACGCAGACCCGCACCTGTGAACGGCATATCCTGCTCATCCAGCAGCATGCCGACCGTTCCCTTCTGGCCGTGGCGGGAACTGAACTTGTCGCCAATCTGCGGAACACGCTCCGAGACTACGCGGACCTTGACGAAGGGATACCCGTCCGAGTTCTTGTCCTGCCACACGCCGTCAATGCGACCCGACTCGGCATTCTTGTGCGTAGTCGACGCGTCGCGGAACGCGTAGCCAGCTGTATCATGACGCAGGTTCACGACCTTTCCAATGATCACATCATTCTCCTCAATGGGTGCGTGGAGGATCGGAATACCATTCTCATTGATCGCCGCATAGCTCGTATTCTTGAACTTGCGGGTATTGTGCTTCTGAGGACGCATGAACTTCTCTTCGCGACCCGAGGTGACGTTGCGGTGCTCCTCGTCCTTGTACATCGTATAGTACAGACCGCGGAACAGACCGCGGTTCACGGCGGACCGATTCATGATGATCGAGTCCTCCTGGTTGTAGCCGCCGTAGCAGGCAATGGCTACAATCGCATTCATGCCGAAGGGCATCTCCTGCATCTTCAGGATATTCATCGACCGCGTCTCCACAATGGGACGTGAGATCGAACACAGCACGTACGCGTTCTTGTCCAGCCTCTTTGCGAAGTTGGATGCGTAGACGCACATCGACTGCTTGCCCATAGCCGACTGGTAGGTATTTCGCGGTGACTGATTGTGATCCGACAGGGGAATCGTGCCTGCCATGTGACCCACCAGCATCGACGGATGGATCTCGTGATGCGAGTGAGACGTGACTTCCTCCTTGGTCAAGGCAATGCGAAGAGTCTCTGTCTCCGAGGCATCAATGTACTCCACGCACGTCCGGACCCATGCGTTCCAGTCCTTACGCTCCTCGCCCACCGGCTGCTCGGCACCGACGCGGAACACCGGACGCACCACGCGACCACCATCCGTCTCGATGAGAATCGAGTTGAGCAGCGTGTACCAGGCAATCGACGTATGTGGGTGAAGGCGAGACGAGTGCTTGGCAGCACGCAGAGCCTTGACAACTCCGCGGGGATTGGTCGTGTAGGCGAGGAGAACACCATTGACCGTGATGGACGTGCCCTCATACACCTTGGGCGTCGTGATCCACGACATCTGGGCATCGGGCATCTCAGACAGGAAGTGGAGGATCGTGGACGACGGCACGTGCTGCGAGACAGACGTGAGTAGTGACATCGTCTTCACGATACCAACCGAATGACCCTCGGGAGTCTCCACCGGACACATGAATCCCCACGAGGTGCCGTGGAGCTTGCGAGGAGCCAGCAACTTACCCGACTTCTCCACCGGAGTCTGAATGCGGCGAAGATGACTCAACGTGGCCGCATAGGACATGCGGGCCAGGACCTGTGAGACACCCACCTTGGTCGCATTGGACAGGGAGGTTGAGTTGGACGTGCCCAGTCCCTGAACCGTAAAGTTCCCCGTAGCCAGAGCCTGCTTCATCTTGCCCTCGATGGTTGAGAGCTTGAGGATCTTGTAGAGGTTATTGATGTTGAGGATCTCCATCGGCTGACCTGCCTTCTTCCACGCGTCATTGTTCACCTCCTGAACGAACTCGTTACGCGTATCGTTACACACCTTCTGGAACAGCTGGCGGAATAGGTGAGTGAGCAGGGCACCTGTGGTCACCACACGCTTGTTCGGGTACGCATCACGGTCGTCCAGTGGAATGTGCTTACAGTACGTCAGCAGCAGCCTACGGATCATGGACCCCATCAGCATCGTACGACGGGCATTCAGCACCTCCGGGGCACCCGCTTCCCCCGCAAACCGAACGTGGGGCAGGAACTCGGTGGTCAGCAAATACCGCACATACGCACACTTGTCCTCCTGATTCGTGCCGTACTGAAGGTGATTCGTCAGGTATCGGACCGCATCGTCCTGGGTGAAGACACTGAGCTCAGCCACATCGCGGAAGGACGCACCCAGCATCTCCACGTGCGAATCCTTCTCATCGCCCCAGATGATGCGGGCAACCGTGCGGTCGTCCGTAATCCCCAGTGCACGGAAGTACACCATCACCGGAATGTCTTCGCGGAAACGGGGCACACAGGCCACCATCGGGTATCCAAATCCGTTGAACTTGGAGGACAAGCGGATCTCCAGCTTCTTGGGCGGAGTCGTGAAGGACTCATGAAGGGACTTCATCTCGACCGAGTAGAAGTACTTGGACGCCGACTTCTTGTTCTGGAAGATCATGATGCGATTGTCCGCAACCTTCTCCTGGCACAGGATCGTACGCTCCGAGCCATGGACAACGAAGTAGCCCAGAGGATCGTGAGAGCACTCGCCCATGTCGGACAACGAGGCCGGGTAATCACGCAGCAGACACAGCGAAGACCCCAGCATGACGGGGAGCTTGCCCAGCGAGATGCCCTCAAAGACCCGGAACTCCTCGTCATATGTATCGAGCTTCTCTCCCTTGTACGTGCGGGCCACGAAGCGGATGTCGGCATGCATTTGGGCAGCGTAGGTGAAGTTACGAACGCGGGCCTCCATGGGTAGCATCGGCTTCACACGCCCAGTGGCCTCTTGAAGTCGCGGCTTGATGTAGGTGACGTTCTCGAAGGAAAGCCTGAACTCATACTTGTACTTCTTGGTTGCCTCGTCCTGCTCATGCCACACAGTGATGGGTGCAGTCGACTGGACGATGAGCGGGAGCTTGTTGCGAACGAAATCCTCAAAGGAATCCACCTGATGATCGACGAGACGACGGACGCCATTCGCGAAGTATGCATTGACTGCTTCCCACTCGGCCATGGTATTAGAATGCCCCGGTTACGCTGTAAATAAGGTTTATCCGTTTTGAGTAAAGGACATGGTGGAGAAGTCGATCAAGATCAACAAAGTCGGGGACCAAAAGACCCGTCGTCAACCCGCAAACATGAAGACATTTCCCAAAGGTGCCCTTCGCAAGACCGCACGCAAGATTGAGGGTGTGCGAGATCCGTCATCGAGTCCGCCCTTCAAGCCCGGAACACTTCGCATTCTGACCTCCTTTGGCGAGAAACAGCGTCGCCGCAAGACACAGGGCAAGATCAAGGGTCTCTCGGATGCCCAGGTACGCGAGAAGCTGAGGAAGGCAGACCTCTCGATCGGCAAGAACACGCCGCCCGAATTGGCCAAGCTTATCCTTGAAAGCGGCACAGAAGCGGGAATGATTCCTCCACAATAGACTAATGACGGCCGTGTGGGGTCCTTTAGGGTGGATGACACTCCACTCCGTTGCCTCGTTATATCCAGACACTCCTCTGGAATCTGAACGTCAGCTTATGGTCAGATGGCTTGACCTCTTTCGCGATACGATCACGTGTCCGTCGTGTCAAGGACACTTCTCAGAACTCCTCGCGAGTTACCGTGCCCAGTATCCGAACATGCTGTATTCGCGGAATGATTTCATGCTCTTCACCCTTCGTGCACACAATGCGGTGAACAGACGATTGAACAAGCCAGTCTATACGAGTGTACAAGCCTGTTTTGACTTGCTTCGAAACAATGTGAAGTTCAACACCACGCAAAGTTTCCGCATCACCTATACCAACCACATTACGCGTCACTGGCGTACCTTCCAAGACGCGAGCGGAATGGCTGCGATGAAGAAGATCCATGAGATCAAGAAGATTGAGATCAGTTACATGGCGTCTCGGAGTAATGAGTTTGAGGATATGATTCCGGAGGACAATGTGCTCTTTTCCCCCGTGTCCGCGACGACTGAACCTGTCCGTCCGTTTCTCGCTAGTCG